TTGTAGTAGTAAATTTATAATATTTGCAATAAATTTCTAACATTTCTGGATTATCCAGAATCTCTCTTTTATTTGGAAAAGTACCTACAGGTGTAAAACAATCGTTGTCGGTTTCAGAAGCCCTAGGTAATAGGTTATATCTGATTCCATCACTATCTTTGTCACTTACTATTTCATACGGATAAAGCCCTTTTATATGTGGGTTATTTTTATCTATATCATCAATAGATATAAAAATACTTACCCTAGCATTAGGCACACCAAAGCCGCTGTTAATGATAACTCTACCAGTAACAACCCCATAGTCTGAACAAAAATTTCTGTACGCATCCTCTTGAGATATTTTCAATGAAAGTACCTCGATAAAATCAAAATCTTGTTCTAATTTAACCTTTAAATATTTATCAGTACCATTAGGTGTAGTCCTAATTCTAACGGTATTATTCGACATATTTTAATTATTTCGTTTTTTGTGTTATATCTTCTACGTTAACCAAAACAACATCATCTTCAGTTAATTCTTCAAAAACATCATCATCATCATCATCATCATCATATTCATCACCTTCTTTAAAGATAAAATTATTCGCTTTAACAAACTTATTGACAACTTTTCTCAAATCAATGTCTTTGTTTAATACGATTGTATCAAACATGAACCAAATTATAACCAACATTATGATTGGAGTTAAGGCAACACCTATTAAAAATCCAATAAATTTTGCAAAATATTTTATACTTTTACCTATTAAATTTTCATTTTCATTTTCTACTGAAACATAACCCTGTGGCATTTCCATAGAGTTTTTACAATTACATCCCATTTTGTTTTGTTTTTTTATTGTTATTTAAACAAATATAGCAAATCTTAATCAATAAGGAAACCCTATTACTTAACTCTCACAACAATATCAACGTTAGGGTATTTCACCTCAAACATAGTTGTTGGTTCACCGAACAAAGTAAAATCACTTGTTAAGTCAATTTGTTTGGTTGTCGTATCAGAATAAGATTGTGAAATTTCGTTAAGACTGTATTTATCACCTACTTTATTAAACACTCTAACATCTAATACGTTTAATACACCACCGACACTATTGATTATTTCAAATAATGGCGACATATAAATGTTATCACCCATTTCATATTTTGAAATTGCCATATAATTCTTTATTTCGTTAATAACTTGACTAATAATTTGCGATTGTGGATATTTTTTATCAATATATAAATCAACCTCAAATGATAAATTAACAATACGACCATTAGTTATTTGAACATAATCGTTTATCATTCTATAATCAGCCAAATAAGTTGCTATGTTTTCCCTAATTGTACTGGTTGAGTTGTTACTTAATTTACCGTCAGCATCCAACCCTAAAACATAAACTTTTATTTTGTTTTGCTCCTCAAACACACCACATCTAAATGGAACCCCATATTTTCCAGGCATTTGAGCAATTCTAGTTTGATAATCTTTGATTGTTACAGCTCTGTTTTGAGATGCAAAATTGTAACGAACCATATTTCTAATTTCATCAACACTAGGCATGTCTTTACCACCCAAAGCTGGGAAAGCATTATTTACTTTCAATGAATCTCTAACCGCTTTATTCATGGTTGAATCATTACCATTTACTGACATATTTACAATACCCAACGTTTTGATAACATTAGGACCTAAATTTGTATCCGCACCTCCACCAATACGATATTTGATAAACATTGTTGTGTTAGCCGAAGGTATTGTACCTAACGACATATTGTTGATGAAGTTACCTATTTGGTTAACCAAAGCTGGGTTAGAATCAAAATCACAAAGACTACTGGTGTCTTGCGTACCAGCACCAAAAATCATTTTTGTAAACCCTAGGTCTGTGTATTCTCTAATAAACTTTTTATTGGTAGAAATCCATTTCCCTGGACGTACACCAGCGTTATCACTAATTCGACTATTGTCCTCAATAAAAACTTTATTTTCAGCCAAAGCATCCATTTCAAACCAACGATTATCTAAATTTAAGAAATCATCCAAACTAGGTTCAGCTACGTAGTTTGTTCCTGGTAATGTGATTACTGACTCTATAGATAATACGTTGTCTTCTGGTAATACAATTTCTAAAAATGGTTTAACATCAGCTTGTGTGATAATTCTTTTCAAAGTTCTTGTATATCCATTAACAACCATTTCTCTTTTTACTATTGTATAATTAGTCAAGGTACCATTAGCGTTAAAATTAGGTAATACAATTCTATTAGGAATACCACCAATAGTGAAAGGGCTTGAGAAATCAATATCATCCATGGTTTCAAAAACTTTACCACCACCAGAAACCTGTGAACCACCTCTAATAATTGGCGCATAAGACACATCAAATGTGTCACCTAATACTGGTAGATTAACACTAAAATCCACAATAGTTACACTTGGACGTTTTCCTGGGATTTTAAGACCAAATGTTCTGGCCATTGATAACACGGATTTTCTTTCTTGAGCATAATCGATTTGTGTTTCTTGAAACATTCTATCGGTGTTTACCGAAAGCATATCACCAACAGCCGCATTAAGTTCTAATAACATCATACCCACACTTGCATCATTAAAATCATTAAAGATATCTGGGTAATATTGTCTTACCATATTTATTAATTCAGCACGTATGTCTGCGAAATTTCTAGCCGTATAATTTATACCTTGATTTGCCATATTTGTTAAATTTTAATTACTACCACGTCTGATGAACTGAAAACTGCGTCAGTCACCGTATATTTTATTGTTACAACTGCCGCATAAATGTCTTCATCTGATTCTTCAACAGAAAATTCGTCAATTTGAAGTTGCGGTAAATAAGCTTTTACAACATTTACTATTTCTTCTTTGATTCCATTCAAAGTCATACCATCTTCTGGTTCAAAGATGAATTTAAGTAAATCTGTACCAAAATCTGGTTTGTAAAGTCTTTGTCCTCGTCTAGTTAAGATTAAGTGAAGAAGGTCGGCTTTTATTGCTTGATTATCTTCATCATTTAAGTCCAAGAAAAAACCTTTTTGACTATCCTTGAAGGGATAGTTTATATTTATAAAGCGACCATTAGCCATTGTTTTCTATTTTAGTTTTGAATATAAAACCTTTATATTCTTTATTTTTATTCATTCTTTTTGAAATCGTAGGAATATTAACATTAAAATAATTAGCTGTCTCAGAAACTGAATTAAATTCCATAACAACTTTATCATTATTAATTACCACTACTTTTTTCTTTTTTTTGTTTTTAGTTTCTTCAGTGTGTTTAAAACCAGTAGCATTACCTTTTTTACCTATTTTAGCCAAAGATTGTTTTAATTTAGTTTCTTCACTAACAACACATCCTTTTCTAGGTGAAGTTTTACCAATTTTTTTAATACTCATTTTTAATTTCGAATCGTCCGAATGAGTTTTACCTAGATTATATTTATTACCTTTATTTCTATTAGATAACCATATTGAAAAAGACTCATCTCTTTTATTTAAACCACCACCTCCATTATTTGAATTTACTAGGTTAAAACCCCATACTTTAATTTGGTTAATCCAATATTTTTCCCAAAAAATAATATCATTATCATCATCGATTTCATCTAAAATAATTTGCTTTATTTTGTAATTAACTGATGAAATCCATTTTGTTCTATTATTTTTATCACTAAATTTTTTAGCTTCGTAAATATGGTTACTTAATCTATACAATGGATTTCGTCTTGTTACGCCAACATATCTTATATTATCTGGTTCAATCTCAGAAACCAAACCATATATTATTAATTTGGGATAATTAATGTTTATGTATTTACCATTTGCCATAATTGTGTTTATTTGATAAATATGATAAGAAATAATTTTTATAAGTAAATATGGGAAATAAAAAAAGGGTCCAATTGGACCCTTTAATTATATAGTATTTATTTTTAGGTAGAACAACCTACACACTCAAATTGACTTTCAGTTGGACGTTCAACTTGTTTTTCTTTTGAAACATCTATTGCCAAGTGTTTAGCTTTCATCTCTACTGGTTGACTTCTCAAATAATACTGACCAGTTTTAAGACCTAACTTCCAAGCTAGTGTATGTGAAGTTGTTAATTTACCAACAGTTGGTGTTTGGAAGAAAATGTTAAGACTTTGTGATTGGTCAAT